ATGGTTGGCGAGCCGGGATCTCCGTTGCTGTTGTGGATGGATCGAAGAAGCGAGACAAGGCTATTGAAGGCAGCAAAGGATTCTGCGGGTATGAATGGATGGTTAATTCTATCATGCGACACGGTTCCATTATTTGTGAGGATTAAATATGTCTTTACTTGAAAATTATCTTAAATATATCAACAACGCAGAAGGAAGAGGGGAGAAATTTTTAGTCTTTAAATGTCCTTATTGCCGCCAAATATTAAAGACTTCTCCGGATCCTGGCGACACTTTTAGCACATGCCCATATTGCTTGACGAATTATTTTAAAATCACTCATCAAAACGGAATCGTGACGACAAAAACGATGAGTGATTTGTTAACTAATAAATAGGATTTTAAATGAAACCTTCAAAAATTTACGCTGAAGTATTAGAACCGTCAGCTTTAGAACAGTATGATGCTGTTATGGCACTTCCTGACGTAGTCCAGGGGGCGTTAATGCCAGACGCGCATACCGGATATGTATTGCCAATTGGTGCGGTAGTTGCCACGATTGGAACGATTTATCCCTCATTCGTCGGATATGATATTGGTTGCGGAATGTGCGCCGTCAATCTCGATCTTAATGCCGATCTTGTTTATACTATGGCAAATACTATTCAACTAGAAATTATGAAACGTATTCCTGTTGGATTTGCCAAAAATAATCAAGCTCAAGAAAAGTTGGCAAAAGATTATCCAGACAATATTTCTTTGCCATTCACTGACAATATTTCTTTGCCATTCACTGACAATATTTCGTGTCATATTCCTTACGGTCCTAAATGTTTAGGAACGCTTGGCGGCGGAAATCATTTTATCGAAATAGGTAAAGATGATACTGATAATTCTACTTGGATTATCATTCATTCTGGTTCTCGTTCGTTAGGACATGCCACGGCTGAATTTTATATGAAAGCAGCGGCAGAACAATATAACGATGAAAGAAAAGCAGAAACGGCAAGTGCTTTAGACGTTAATAGTGAATTAGGTAAGCAATATATTATCGACATGAATTATTGCTTAGAATTCGCCTTGATGAATCGTAGATTGATGATTACTATAGTAATAGATTTGATGGATGAAATTTTTGGAAGAAGGATTCCAGTAAACGATTTTATTAATCGTAATCATAATCATGCAGAATTAGTTAATGGTCGTTGGATACATAGGAAAGGTGCGACTCATGCCGACGCGGGCATGTATGGCGTAATCCCTGGAAATATGAGAGACGGATCTTTTATTGTCCTGGGAAAGGGAAATCCTGATTCTATGAATTCATCTTCTCACGGTGCCGGGCGCGTAATGTCTCGGAATCAAGCAAAGAAACGAATTACGCTCGAAGAATTTAAGGCGTCTATGATTAACGTTCCTGCCGCGAATGTAGACGTAAAAAGAATTGATGAATCTCCCATGTCATACAAAAATATTTACGAAGTAATGGATTTACAAAAAGATTTAATTCAAGTAATCACTCATGTAACGCCAATTGTAAACGTTAAGGGTTAAAAATTAACATGATTTAACTGGAGTTATAATATGATGCTCGGAATAGAACCGTCGAATGTGTCTTGTAAATTTGAAGATTTAAAAGAAGGTGACGCCTTCTCATCTGTCGTTCGTCAAAAAACTGAAACTGGTGACGAAGAAAGAAATTGTTTCTATATAAAAATAAGAAATCACGATTTCCCTAATATCCCTCTTAACCCAATGGCAGCGCGACTCGATACCGGAGAAATTTATCCTTTCGATCTAACAGATAAAGTTTATTTAGTGCCTTTTCTTAGCCTAATGATTCATACTGAAAAATAATTTTCATTTTTCGCCAATGAACAGTTGCCTTACATGTTCATTGGCGTATACTGAGTCTATCGAAACAAAACATAGGTAGATAAAATGAAAACCATTCGAATTGTAATGTTAACTAACGGTACGTCAGGTGAAACCTCGGATAACGGCGACAAAAATGTTAGAGTAAAAAGTTTCGACGAAAATGGTATGCCGTTTTATGTTCGCGGTGACGTTGCAGAAGTTTTCTCAAGCGAAACTTTTCCTGACGCGGATGATGATTTCAAATTCCAGGGTGACTTGGATCAGGAAGAAGTCGATCAAATCGAACGTGACGAAATCGACGCCTTGGGCGAAGATTGGTAATCTTACCGCCCGGTTCGCCGGGCTTAACGCCAGGGATGGCTAACGAGAGGAATAATGATGCGTGAGTCTGATATTAAACATGAAAATGGAAAATATTTTGTATTAAAGAACAAACAGCAAAACGCTTATTTTGTAATGAAAGTGGGAATTATTCATTCAGAATCGGATAGTGCGTATTCACTGAACGAAGACGGACTGAGCATTGCTATAGCGCGATGCAACTATCTCGCGTCACGTAATAACTAACGGCGGCGGCGGCGCCTGGAGAATGAAAGATGGAAAACATCACTGTCAGAAGTAACTTACGCATGGCGCGCTTTTGCCACATGCAGGCGATGGTAAATTATAAAGACGACTACAACCTAAATGCCGACGAACGTATTCGCAATCGCAATGCTTATATTCTTGCCGCTAAGGCTGCAAAGAACAAATAGCCTTATACACTGCGTCCACTTGCTTCCGGGCGCATTAATAAGACTCTTGAGTGAGCATGTCACCTTAAAACATGTGAACCGTTGGGGATATTGTATGTAACAGGTAACGCTGGCGAGCGAATACGCAAATTAACTTTGGGATGTGGTGAATACGTAGGCTGATACGTATCTGCTAGAGGTGTGATGGGTGCAACTCCCATGCGTAATGACTCGGTTCGACGCACACATATGCCGGAAATTCAGTACCGGCCACCACATCACCAAAGATAATTAATAAGGTGAATAAAAATGACGCTTTTAGAATTGTGCATTAAAGAAGGTTTGGACGGTGCTTTCATTGCGCAGGATTGGAATGGAGAGGTTTTGGAGTGATTATAGGTATCCGTCCTTAGAGGGTCATATCTGGGGTATGCGTGATGCCAATAAATTGGGTAAATATAAATTATGTTCTGACTGGTCTACTTCTGTGGTAACCCGTGAAATGCTGGAGAAAGCAAAGATGCCAAAGTTTAAGGTTGGGGATAAAGTATTAGTTTTGCCGAATCTAAGGGCATGGTTAATTGTTCATATTGAAAATGATAATTTTGTTCTTTTCAATAAAGAATATTCTATGGTAGTGAAAGAACATGCGCTTGAGCCTTATATTGATAAACATGCCGGGGCGCTAAAGAAGATTGAAGACATAATTTCTAACGGGAACTATGTATGGGCCGCTAAGAAAATCCTCAACGCTTTCGAATCAGGAAAAATCGACTATGACAAAAAATGATAAATTAATGCACGTCGTCGACGCGCTGGATATCATCGAAGACGAAGGCGAAAGAATGACTATTCTTTTGGAAATTTTATCCATCGTTTTAGATCATCATGGACTGAATAATATATCTGCAAAGTTTAACGACGGAAGTTCTATTGAAATTAATTTAACAAAAGGAAATAAAGAAAATGACGGCGAAGAAAATCAGGTCTGATCTCGATATCGATTCACGAGAAGACACTAAACCTTTGACCCCTTTGGAAGGGATTAAAGAAAATCAAAACAGCAATGTTATGCTTTCGTCAGAGATTTGTTCTAGAGTTTGGTCTCTAGTGAATCGACTTGATCGTTTGCCTCCATCAAAAGATAATGAAGATCCTGAAAGACCCATTATCGGTTTATTAGATGAAATCGGTTTATCCCAAGAAAATGAAAAGCGTGTTCTTTTGATTCTTCAGGCAGGCGTAAAAGCTTTGGAAGATCTTCTATAAAGTTTTATCTCCCTCTTGTAAAAAGTGTTCATTGGCGTTATAGTGGTTCTCATAAGATAAAGGGGAACCACTAATGAAGACTCTCACTAAATCCCAACATTTCCAAATGGTCGATTACGGTAAAGAAGTCGGTCGCAACTGTAGCAAAGTTTGCACTCCTTCTTATTCATGGCTAGCAGCCATGACTGCTATAAAAACCGCCCACCACCAAATTCTCACTACTGGGAAAATTTTAAGATGAAAAAAGAAATTGATTTCACCGATTGTCCGGTCTGCGGCTGTAATCCTGTAGAAATTGACACGCTAGAAGCGCGTGATGGCTATTTCTGGGATGGTGATATTGTCACATGCCCTGAATGTGGTCATAAAGGAAATTTCAATTGTGACGGTGTATCTGAAGGATACGTAGAGTGGGATGAGGAAGAAGAAATAGATTCTTTTGATCCTGATTTAGACACTGACTGGACAGACTTTGATGAATAAATTAACCGACGAAAATATTCAAGAAATCTACGAATCAGCCGCGCAAGTTGGCGCGAGCGATGACGGAAATATGTGGGATTTCGCCGTTTTAACCGATGAAATTACTAACGACAATCCATGCATGATGATTATTCAACTCATCGACCGTTTGCGTGATGCTGAACGGCGGTTGCAGGTGCCGGTTAAGATTCCAGATATAGACGCCTTTGATTATAATCCAGATGGATATTTATATAAAAGTAGATATATTTCGGCATTAGAAATAGCCATCAAAACCGCCGGTTTCAAAGTTGAAGAATGAAACCGCAACCCGATAGACGCCTTGACAGATGGCTGAATAATTTGCCGTTTACGGCTGTCACTATTGCGTTACCGATAACTGTGATTTGGAATTTATGGAGGTGGGTATGACAGTCGGCCAATTAATAAAAGAGCTAAAAAAATTCCCGGCTAATGCTCAAGTTGGGCATCAATTAGGTGACCAGCCAGAATATGAATGGGAAGGATTCATAGACGTGGTTTGTAATGGCAACGCTGTTTTAAGAAGCCATCCTGAAATTGGTAATATAAAATTAGTATTATTGAGGTAAATCATGAGCAAACTATTGACGCAGGAAGAATTGGAAAGTATTAAACGTTGTGAAAAATCTTTCATTCGTGGCGGTGTAATTATCCAATTACTCGAACATATCGAAGCGCTGACTGCAATTCACAATACAGATATAACCGTTAAATCAGTATTACATGAAAGAGCCAAAATAGCCGAGGCCGAACTCAATCGGCGCGATGCGCTGGCGGGTGAGCCTGTGACAACACTATATCTTTACGAGTCGGAAGACGCGAACGTCTGTGCCCACGTCACCATCCACGATGAAACACTGATTGAAGGCGATAGAGTCGTGAAAGTCTATGCCGCACCGCTAGCGCCAGCCGTGCCGGATGAAGCGGCGCCTATAGCCGAAATTATCCAAGCGCTGGGCGTGGCGCTCTCTGCGCTAATCTCCCATGGGCGCGACGTTCCAGAAGTCACGAAAGAATACATTGCTGACGTATTGACCCGTTACCGCGCCGCCATGCTCGACAAGCAGCCTCCGGTTAGCGCTGCACCAGAACCAGATAATAATGCCAAGGTGGCGCTCAATAAAATCATTGATTTAGCTAAGCATCTACCACGAGAAAGGCCAATAGAGATTCAAGCACAGGAATTGTGGGATGCATTATCCAGCGCGGTTGATATTGCTGATAACGCTATCGCTGAATCAATTTTTCAACCAGCTTATATACCGGATGAAATGACGGATACTGAGGCATTTGCCAATCGTCACATCAAAGCAAGCAACTATATTCAATGGGTAAAGGGGTATAACGCATGTCGCGAAGATATGCTCGCCAAATAAGGAGCATAAATGATGTCTGAGGAAATGATGTTCAAGTCTTCAGATGATTAAATAATATTTTTATCCCCAATAATTATCAGGTATTTATGAAGACAACTAAAATATATTACAAAGAAAATGTTTATAATTTAATAATAGGTTTTTCAAATAGCAGCACAGACTATTACTTTGGTTTTGCATATAAGCCTCGTGTTGCTTTCTCTACTCGACTGCATGAAGATGAGGTTGAACTTGTTTCTCGGTTATGTGATGTTGCTTCAGATAATAATTTCCAGACCTTTATAATTTTGGTTGGGGAGAAATATCCGCATACAGGAGAACCATTCACAGAAACTGAAATACTTCAGTTTCTAGCTCATGAGTGTTGTCATGTGGCTTTAGATATTCTAAAACTTAACGACTTTAATTTAAGTTACGAAGAACAAGAGCCGCTTTGCAGGTTAATGGATGAAATCCTAAACGTTGTACTTACACAGGGAATCTTTTTCATAAATAAACACGAAGACCCGATAGACCCATTTGGTATAGCCACTCCTTCACCGCAATTTTTCCCAGGCGAAGAATGCAAATTACCATCACCTTGCTGGTGCTGTACTCGCGGTGCTGGTCATGATGGCCCGTGTGCCGCTTGGCCTGATGACCGCGCCAACGGCGACAAGGGGGCGAACCATGAGTGATAATCCGAATTTTGAGGGCTGGACTATCCAAGACTTGCTAGACCGTTGCACTGATTACGATGACATGTCTCTCGAAATGAATAGGGCTGAATTTAAAAAGCTTCGGGAACTTATTGCAACGTTTACCCCGCCCGCAGCAAGCCGGGTGCCGGATTTTGAGCACATGCTAAAACGTTGGCTATCGTATGGCCGAGCATGTTTAGAGGCTGGCGAGAAGCTGCCTAGACATTTGGTAAGCGAAACAGAGGCGCTTCTCGCCGCCCCGTCAAAAGAGGATGCGAAATAATGTCCATAAAAGAAGTTCTTAAAAATTGGGCAGATTCGACACCAAACGATCGCTCAAGAGTTGATTATTTAAATGTTACCGATGGATTTCGCGATATCATTCCTAAAACAAAAGAAATTTAAAAAATTATGACACATCACCAATAGAATTTGCATTGTCTTCACTTGGATCAAAGGATCGTAATCTATATAAAATCGTTCTCCTCTATTATCTGTATAAAATTCCAAAACGAGAAATCGCTAGACGTAAAAGGAAAGATGAAAAGCTTGTTAGAATAGAAATACAAACGGCAGAAAGTTTCTTAGATGGATTTTTAACTATGAGTGAGTCGAAATGAACAGAACACGGTATTTACTTGTTAAAGATTAATTGTTCTAAATCAAAGTTTGTCGCCGCGCCATTTGTTATTATAAACTCCCGTATAAAGAGGTTTTCTTATGGACTACAAATTGAGAACTGAAATTTTTAAGGCTATCGCATCCAGAATCTATGATATCCAAATTGTAGAAAAATTGGCCGATTCGATAATGCATGACATTGAAATCTCGGGTACGCTTGCCGACGATGAGTCCCAGATTTCAAAATCCAATGAACAACAGGCGGCTGATTCTGAGGATATGGCGACCGATATTAAGGCTATCCGGGCCTCTTTGGAAAGAATGTGCAACTTCATCATAAGAGACGTGGGACAATCCACGATTACTATAAATAACGAAGATTTACTAAAAAGAGTGAAAGATTGGAATCTACGAAAATGAAATGGATAAAAATTGAAGATCAATTACCTCGCCATCAACAATAAGTTTTAGCTTTCAGCGTTGAGGATGGTGTAAACGCTGCCTGTTATAAATGTTGGAATATCCATCCAAACGACGCGGAAATAGATTAACCATGGCAAGTTTAAGCATAAGAAATAAGTTAGCCGCAGCTATCGGATATAATTCTGGAAAGGATTATGTTATATTAATGACGTATTTTGATGGATATACAGAAATCTCTTTAGAAAAATTACTCATAGAAATTAAAAAGCAGAAAGTTGAAGAAAAAGAAAATCTCTTTTTAGAATGTAAAATGGAAAAATAAAAATGACAACAATTGCATGGGATGGAAATATTTTAGCCGCTGATAGTCAATCCAGCGTAGGTGATACCGTCAATTCTCTTAAGAGTAAGAAACTTTACGTCAATAATTTCGAGGATTGGATCTTTCACGGTCATACAATTATTGCTTTCGCTTCCTCTGGCAATGCTGGCGATGAATTTGAATTGATTCATAGGCTAAAAGTAAAGCTTGGCATTGATTACGATACAAAGTGGACAGACTCCTCAAATTTTATGGCTCTTTTAGTCACTGATAGAGGAGAATGTTTTCAGTTAGTCAAGCCAGAATCTAAAACGAATGCCAGTTATTGTATAGTAGAAGAACGGGCCACTCTTGGAAGCGGATGGCAGATTGCGGAAGCAATAATGAAAGCCGGGCATCACGCAATTGAAGCCGTCAAAATAGCTAGCGAAATGAATGTCTATTCTGGCGGAAATATTCAATCTTTCGATTATTCTTCTTCACTCTGGAATAGAATACGCAATGAAGAAGACGATATCCCATTTTGAGGAAATATTGTGAAAAGAGAACAACACTTAAAAGAATTGGCTCTTTCCTTATTAAATTATTTATATGACGATATGATAAGGATTTGTCAATCTATTTCTTCTCCTACTATAGTACTTTCACCGTTAGAAAACGCTACGATTGACGACTGCCTTGTGATCCGAGGAGGACTAGATTTTAAAAATGATTCGTTTATGAAAAAATTTTATATTAAAAGAAAAACTCAAATTTTAGTGTGGCATGATCAGGAGATTACGCGCTGGCCTAGAACTATAGGAAGATTTTTATGACAGATTTTCACGTCACTACCATACCGGAAATATTAGCAACGTTTAAGATTACTAAAACTAGACTTGCAATAGAGCTAGGCATAGGGAGGAGTACTCTTTTCAGTTATCTTGATGATCCTGAAGGTTTCCGCCATTGCGTTCTTAACGGTCGTTTCATGTCTATCTATAAACATCATAGCGTTCTTGATTTTGATAGATTAGAAAGTTTTATGAGAACTCTAACTCCGTCAGATTATGATCAAGATACCGTTCAGAAAAAACATGTATGCCAGTTCATTAGTTGTGGTAAAATATTTTACGGTAATCAATCTCGCAGACTTTGCCGCGAATGTTGGACTGGCCCAAATCGTTTAAAATATTTTGAATAGGAGTAAATTTTATGACTACAGAAGAATTGTTCGAACAGATCAGCAAAGATGAACTAATCAAAGCTATCAACGGAACTTCACCATTTTTCACGATGCAAGATCGTACGGCCATGGCGAAATTCATTTTGTCAGTCGCTGATGAAAAGTCTTTTGTTGGCGATTGTCAACAACGCATCGGCTTATTAGAACGTAAATTATCAGCGGCTAGAGACTCTATTTCAAAATATAGAGAAGAAAATATTTATTTAAGATCCCTTTCCGATACAGAGGTTAATCGTTTAAAACATAAAAGTAACTATTTACAATTCTCGAATGACACTTTAAAGAATAGAAATGAAGACCAATTTAAATTAGTGGAAGCTTACAGAAAAGATAATGAAAATCTAAAGGCAGAATTGGCAAAACGCAACGATTGGGATCAAAAAGTTTTTCCTAATCTAAAAGATTATACTGATCCCGATGGATATGTATATAAACCTTGTGACGGAGAATCGCACTATATTTTCTCTAAGAGGACTATAGAATTACGCAATGAAAATGAAGAATTAATTAAGAAATTGAATCCTCTTAAAGATTTTCAAACCAAGGATGGAACTGTTTATCATCCTAACGATGGCGAGGCGGCTTATAATTTGAAGAAAAGAATTGATAACTTACGTGATGAAGTCAAAGGGCTTAAACGAGAAAATAAAGATTTAATCAATAAGGTCAAGGAGCTTACACAAACTAATAAAAATTTAAGCAATATAGTTTGGAA